GCCAAAATGCACGAAAGTGAAGTACATCAACAATAGGCTGGTGCCAAGCCACCACAAGAAGATCGTTCCGATCAACGGTAGCCAGTCCAGCAAGATAGTCAGATAGTTCATAGTGTCAGCTCCAGTGCGTCGAAAGCGTTGATGGAAGACGGCGATACAGTAGCCAATGCCATAGCCGCCGCCTTGTAGCAGGCCAGCACGGCCAGCGTAGTGCTTGGGCCATCCTTGGCAGCCACTACCTTTTTGTCCGCTGTGATGTTGAGCAGTGCGGCAGATGCTGCATCACATGCTGTCGCCGTCGCCGTATCGCCAGACCGCTGTGCACGTCCAGCAATGCCACCCAGCGCATTCAATACTTCGGCGCGCAGAGTACGCATCTGTTTAAGCGCGTCCGCCTTCTCGTTCGCCAGGTCGGCTGCTGTCTTCACGTAGTCCAGCGCCACAGGTTTGCCATTCACATCAGCCTGAATACGCTTTCCGGTAGATTGGGCATCCAATAAGGCCGCATGCTCTACATCGGTGATCTCAACCGCATCGGTAGGAATCTTGCAGTCTGGATTGTCTACTTCGACCATCTCCGGCTCTACGTTCGGGTCAGGAATCTCAACCATCGGAATGCTAGTTCCTTCCGGATGATCGGCAGCAATCCATGCCGGGTCTGGCACCATAATCAGCGGATGAATCCAGCCCGGCTTGATGACTGTGAGTTTGCGCGAACCGTGAATATCTTCGGTATAGAAACTGGTTGTTGATTTTGAAAAGAACATATTTCCCCCTTAATATCCAATTGCAAACCACTCAATATTCTGAGCAGTTCGAGCATTTGATGTGTTGTACACACCAAACGTGAAAGACGTTGTTGTCGGAACGGATTCCTGTACGACTGCCATGTTTGCTGTTGCTACTGCAGTTGCGATGACTGCCCGGCAGTTTGTGGGAAAGGCAATAGGAAAATTATATGTCGCGCCTGCTCCGACGACGCCAGTACCTGTACCCCATTGAATAATTAATCCACTGGGTAATTTTTGATAGCCACTAACGGCGATGGATGAGCCAAATAACCCTGCGTATTGGAGCGCAGCAGAACCACCGATGATGATCCAATTGGCTGCACCAGCACTCCAAACCAGTTGCAACGTGTCTCCCTGACCCATCGCCAGCGAAGTCACCGGAGTGCCTGTCAGCGTGTAGATGCCATCGGTTCCTTGCCGCTGTATGGTGTTTGATAAGCCAACAGACTCAAGCGCGATCAGCGCCCCATCCGGTAACGTAGAACCAAGCGGAAGCGTCTGCACAGATGAGTTGACGTTAATCAGTGTCGCCTTACCCACATTTGCTGACGTCAAAGTTGACGTGGCAAAAACAACGAGCGTGCCCGCAGCTTGTAAGCCAGAAGCCCGCACGAAGGCGGTGGTTGCTGCTTTGGTGGTGTTATCGAACTGCGCTGGCGTAGTAAACACACCAGCAGACCGCAATGCAGTCAGCAGCTGCGTCAACACTGTCGGATCAGGTGTAATCCCGGCCGCAGTCAGAATCGCGCGAAGCTCCTCACCCATCTGGTGAAACCAATACGCGCCGCCCTTTGTCGCCGCTTGCCCCAGCTCAGGATTGCCCGGCGTCGGGTATCCAACCGAGGGCGATGCGGGTACGGTCGGGGGTGTGCCAGATGCACCCGATGACCATGTTCTATTGTCCATTCAATCTCTCCTTTAAGAGTAAGCAAAAAGCAAAACGGTGTGCGCGGGTTTATCTTCCTGGAAGACGGATTCCATCAAAGTGTTTAGCCAGACCATGGAGAACGCTGTTTCAACAGTACTCTCAACGGTCCATTCGCTCGATGTAACGCTTGGCGCGTTCACTTGCCAGGCGTAGTTCCACTGCGTTCCATTCAGCGCGGCCTCAACATCGTCGTTGACGCTCCACTCATGAAACTCGGTGATGGTGATGGTGAATCCCAGCTTGGCGGCCAGTGCAATGAAATAGGCAATTGACTGACCGCCCTGCTCGGTGAGCTTGGACACCAGGTTCGCACGGCGCTGATCGACCGACAGCGCGCTGCCGTCTACCGCCGAATAAGCGGACAACACAACAGCTCGCTCCCAATCGCTCAACAACTCGTTGGCTGCATTTGGGACAGCCTCGGCAATCAGTTGCCCAGTGCGGCCGTCGACGCGAGCCAGCTCTGCCGATAATCCGGACAGCATACGAGTCACCGGCGCATCCAGATCGCGCGGCCATGCAGGCCCGTGGGGCAGCAAACCCTGCAGGGCGAGCAGGTAGCGATCTGTCTGGTCTATAACCATGTGATGGTCCCCAAGGTGGTGATGTTGCCCGTGGTGTTCACTACGTTGGCAGACGGTACGCTCAGCACGTGGTCAGTCTCGCCGGTGGCCAGCGAGATCGCTTCGTTGATGTGCGACAGCATGATCGTTCCGCCCGGAACGGCATCGCGCGCGATCAGATCGGCCAGCGCGGATTGCACGGCTGCACGCACGGTCGTAGTGCCCGGCGTAAGCGTGATCGAAAAGTTAAGTGGAACAGCAACCGGTGCCACTACGGTGACCGCAGCAGTCACCGGGCGCAGTGTGTTGATATAGGCCAACACCGTAGCCACTGCGCCTGCATCCGGGATCGGGCTGACATCGCCGTCGCGCATGAAGCGCACGGTGACTGTGCCCGCCCCCAGCTCTTGCGGATAGCACCAGGCGCGGGTGACGCCGGCCACTTCCTTGGCCCAGGTCACATAGTCGTTCGCAGAGCCGCCATGCGGCGGCGTCTGGATGCGTGTCAGCACGCGAGCGCGCAGATTGTCATCGCTTTCGATTTCGGTACCGCCAGACAGCAGGCCGCCCAGTGCAGACGCTTGGACACCGGAGATCGGCGAGGCCAGTGTCAGCGTTTGGCCGGAAGCGCGATTGCCGGCAATGCCCGCGATGACCGCCGTGATCGGCGCGGTCGCCGTCAGCCCGACCACAGTGGCATCGGCTGTCGTCTGGTATTCCACGCTATCGAACGCGCGCAGCACGGTGCCCGCCGGAATAACGGCGCCGGTCTGGATGGTGAACGTCGCCTGCCCGGTGGCCGCCACCGCCGGTTCGCGCGGAATGGTGAGCCAGATGGCGGCATGGCGGTCCAGATATTCCGCCTCGGCGGTATCGGGCAGCAGCTGCTTCACCATCCAGTCGAGATAGCCATACATGCCGTGTGCAGAGCCTGCATGCACGCGGGCATAGACTTCCATGTCTGCGCGGCGCAGGGGATCGTCCACTGCCAACCGGGAGGAAATATCGGCACGGATGCGGTCGACCAGATCGAGCAGCGAAGGACGATTAAACATTCAAGAACTCCCAGACATTGGAGAAACGCAGATCGAGCAACGTGCCGTCCTTGCGATAAATTTGTGAATTGATTGCCAGACGATCCTGCCCCTGCAGTTCGGCAACCACGACCACGCGAGCGGCCGCGCCGTCTTCAACCATCCACTTGAGTGCCTCTTCGGCATATTCCTGCGCGCGGGCAGCGGTCTCCGGCACCATCTTGGCGCGGGCCAGCAACCACAGGCGCGAGCCGATGCGGTCATCCGGTACCATGGGGAAACTATCGCCCCACCAGCCCATGCGCTGATCGCCGGGAAGATCGTCGTCAGCATTGGCATAGCGCCAGGTGAAGAGGCTGATGAGGACAGCACGCACCAGCGGATTGGCTGCTGCCACATCAAGCGTGGCCGTCTGGCCATCGATGACAACGGTCAGGGATTCTGTGTCGAAGGTCATGGGTTACATCTGCTGGGTTGGTTGATTGGTCGAGCCAGGTACTGTATTTTCGACGTGGGTGTGGCCGTTGTAAGTCGTTTTCATATTACCCATCGAGATTGGCGAACCGCCCGTCGAATAGGCCGTGATATTTGCGATGGAATTGACCGTTGCACCAGTCAAGATTCCCGCGGCAGTAATATTGACAGCGCTCGTGATATTTCCGGTTACATCAGCCTTACCCTGCACCGAAACATCGCCAGCTACTTGCAGATTTCCGCTCATCGTCACCAAAGGACTGGTGATCTGGACCTTGAGGCTTGCCACCACTTCGACGTGTCCGTCTTTATGCAGGTGGATCTTGTTGCCGAAAGCGTCATACACCGCCGTCTCTCCACCCTGCAGGCCGACGACTCGGTAACGGCGGTCTGCCACTACCAACACCACACCATGCCCGCGATCGCCTCCCAAAAATGCCGCAATGGGCTCAGCGCCCTGCAGCGGACAAGAAGTGAAGCCGAATGCTTCGAAATGCTCGAAACCATCCTTGACCTCGCCGGCCAGCAGATGCACCTGCAGGGTCTGCATCTTCTTGCTGGAATCGGCCAGAACCAGCGAACCGCGCGCCAGCATGTTGGCAATGCGCCGCGCATAGGGCGCGATGAGTTTTCCGAAGTCCATTAGTGCACGTCGCTCCAGTTTGGCTGGGCTTTCTTCTCAGCCTTGGTACGGTAGCCATCGGGCGGCCCGACTTTAAGTTCAGTGCGCTGGCCTTTGTCATCGATCACCCAGGCCAGACCGACGATGAGCATGTCGATATCGAAGCCGATCAGTGCATCACGCACGCGCACCAGCTTGTTTGGTTGCCACAGCTTGCCGTCTGCCTCGCGCCATCCGGAGACCTCGTAGAATGTTTCCAGCGCTTTGCCTTCGCGGTGGGCTTTCTCGTAGAGCACGCGGTCTTTGCAGGTTCCGGAATCGGATTGTCCGGATTGCAGCATTACCAATACGCGACGGCGCTTAATCAAGTCTGATTTCACTAATGCCGTACCGCCTGAAACTGTTGCTGCATCGGTATCTTCTGCCTCACCCGTCCCAGCCATCTGTCCATGACAGACGTATTCAGAGAACACATCCTTGTAATCCAATGGGGATGCGCCAGAGAGAACGTTCTTCCCCAACTCAATCGCGGTGGTGCAACGGCCACCGCTGGCCGTCAACACGAATACCAGTTCGCCATTTTCGTTGTCGCTCGACAGCACATGGTTTTTGCGCATCATGCCGTCAATGACCTCGAACACTGTCTCTCCGGGATGAATGGAAAGCTCTTTGATTTTTGCACCCGTATCAACCTGCGTGATCACCTTGATACCGTAGGGCTTCGCCAGTTCTTCAGCGATCTTTTCCAGCTTGCGAGCTTTCCATTGTGTGTTGGCGTTCTTTGTATTCGCCGGTGCTTTCTGATTCGGCCCGATCACGTCGGCATAGGCGTCAGGGATCTTGGTCGCCGGGCAGCAATCCACCAGATCGGCGGTCTTGCTGCGCCCTTTTACGCCGACGCTGTAGGTCTTGGCGTCGTAGCGAATGGGTGTGCCGTCCACGTAGCCGGTCAGCACCAGGTCTTCGCCGATATAGACTTCGGCCACATCACCCTGCTTGATGCGGCTGGCGATATCGGTTTTGCCCGGCCATTTGTCAGTGACTTCCAGATCAAAGCTGCGCGCCTGGCGATCTATGCCCGCCTCGATGCGCACGGATTTCCAGCCGCCGTACTCGATTCCGTTCACCAGCAGCTTCACTTCGTTGGGGTTTTTCATGCGGCCAGTACCTTGAGCGGTTTAACCGGCACGAACAGCGGGTGCCGGACATTGTTGCGTTCGACGATCTCTGCCTCGCGCGTGGCATCGCCGTAGTAGTCCCAGGAGATGGCGAGCATGGGCATCACTTCGGGCGGAGTGACGGTGGTCAGGCGTGCCGCGTTCTTAGACCGCGCGGTGAGGTCGGTCCAGATCTTGGAGCGCGCATCGATCAGCGCCTGGTACACCGTATCCGGCGCGATTGCTGCTTCGGCGTCCAGTGCGTCTGCCAGGGTATTGCGCAGGGCGACTGTTTCGTCGTGCACCGTCGCGGGCACTACGCTGGATATGCCGACCGCCTGAGACAGCAAGGTGAGCCGGAAGAGACTATTCAGCGCATTGGTGTTGACATATTGCTGCACCGTAGACGGTGTGGCATTGGGCGGCGTAGCCACCGGCGCCAGCGTGCCGTGATTGGCCAGGCGAATAACCGAGCGCAGCAGATACGCGCGCTGCGACAATTGCCCGGCTATCGTTGCCATACCCAGCAGCGATTGAACCTTGTACGCCAGCGCAGTCGGATCGTTAACCAACAGCAGGACAGAACGCACCGAGGTGAGCGCCGTATTGGCGAAATTCAGCCTATCCAGACCGGGAATTTTAGGCTGGGCGAGCGTGGCGAAAAGATTATTGATATCAACCGCCGCAGCTGCCGCGACAAAATCTGGTTGCTTGGCGATGGTTAATTTTTTGGCGCAATCGTCTGCAGCCGCATTACCAAGATTATCCGCCGCAATACCCGACTGCTTGGCCGTGGATGCGGTTGCAGCAGGATAGGCAAGGCTGCCGGACTCGACGAACGACAACTCAATGGTGGCCTGCCCCAGCGTCTTGCTGTAGCTGACATGGGCTGGCTCTTTGAGTACGACCTCAACGCTACCCAGCCACGGATGCACCAGCGTGCCGGAGCCGGGCTTCTCGCACTCAGCCAGCAGCTTGTTGGCTGCGGCGATGTAGTCCGCCCCCACCACGAACGCTGTGATGGTGTATTCGCGGGTAGCACGGCCCAGATCCTCGGGATACGGTTCATCGCGCTGCGGGTACTCGTGCACCTGGACACGGCGCCCGCCAGTGCGGCTACCCTGCTCGACAAAGAACGGGACACCCCGGAAGCTGGCCTTGCTCAGTTTGTATTTTTCAGCAAGCGTGACCATTAAGGCATTCCCAGGGCATCACTGCGATAACCGGCGCTCAGATTGAAATCGAGCGGGCCTTTTGTATTCTGCTGATCGACACGCATACCCGGCGGTGCATTGTTGAAATTGATGTCGATTGCACCACCGACGCGCTGCTGCGATGCCGCCAACAGCGCGGACGGTGCGCCTCTATTTGTAGATTGCTGTTCGGTCTGGATAATGGCGGGCTGTTGTGCGCTTTGCGCAGCCTGAACAACAGCAGCCTGCTGTTGCACAGTTTGCGTGGCGACCGTCATCGTCTGATTGTTGCCGCCGAACATGCCGCCCACAGTGGCTGCGGCGTCCTTGATCCAGCCGATGAAGGCTTTCCACTTGCCTTCGATCCAGTCGAAGAACTCGAAGAACCACTTCTTCAACACGTCCCAGTTCTGGTAGATCAGCAGCGCTGCGCCGGCAATCGCCAGGATGATGCCGAGCGGGTTTGCCATCAGGGCC